CCTGGTCATGGCCCTGGCCCTGGCCCTGGACGCGGCGAGGGCCTCGAGGGGGGCCGGGCAGGTTCTGAAGGTGCCGGGGCGCTGGAGCGGGCTCCGGGGTGGTGTATAATGCCTCGTAGAATCGGCATAGTTTACGCCAAGGTGCCCTGCCCTAAGTGCGGGAGCGGGGAAATGAAATCCTGTCGTCGTGTAGGATTGGAGGGGGTATGGCCGGACGTGGTGTTGGTGCGGCGGTACAAGTGCAGGCGCTGCGGAGCTACCTTCGTGACATACGAGGTGGCGGACGAGGTGGCGGACGAGCCCGGGAGCGCTGGGCCCTCGCCCTCCACGGGGCGCTGAGGAGCCGGATGCGGCGGGTGGGGCTGCCTGGGAGCGGGTGGTGGAAGGCGAGGGTTGAACCCGTGGCGGGGCGGCCCGGGAGCTATTGGATCCGCGTGGCCGGGCGCTGGTACCCCTGGGAGCGCGTGCGGCTCATCTTGCGGGAGGCCCTGGAGCTCCACCTGCCCGAGGAGGAGCGCAGTCAAGGGGCCCGGGACCTGGCCCGCTTCCTGCACGCCGACCGCCCCACCCTGGTGGAGTACGTCCTGGCCCGGCCAAAGTTGGAGGAGATATGGCGAAGAATCCACGAAGCGTGAACGACCTGGTGCGGGAGCCTTCCCCGTGGGGTTGGCGGGAGTGGGCTCCTGTGGACTTGGCCTACGCCACCCGGGCCGCCATGGGAGGGAACCTCCTCCCGGCGGCGGACCTGGTGAGCGCCATGCTGGCGGACGACCGGGTGGCGGCCACGGTGGGGGTGCGGGTGCGGGGCCTCCTGGGCCTGCCCTTCACCGTGGAGCGGCCCAACGACCGGGAGGGAAAGACCATCGCCCGGGCCTTGGAGGCGGACTTCTTCCGCTTCGCCCCCGAGGAGGTCCTCTACCAGGTCCTGACCTGGGGGCTCCTCCTGGGGGTGGGCCTGGCCCGCCTGGACTGGCGGGAGGACGAGGAGACGGGGAGGCTCCTTCCCTACTTGGAGCCCTGGCACCCCCGGAACCTCACCTTTGACCCTCGGGAGGAACGCTGGTACGTACGCACCCGGGAGGACCCCAAGCACCCCCTGAAGGAGGGGGCCTGGTGGCTCTACACCCCCTATGGTCCCCGGCGGCCCTGGGAGATGGGCCTGTGGCGGGCCATCGCCCTGCCCTGGCTCATCAAGCTGGATGCCGCCCGGTACTGGGCCCGGGACAACGAGGTGGGGGCGGTGCGGGTAGCTCGGGCCGGGGAGATGAGCGCCCAGGAGGAGCGGGAGGCCCTGGCCCAGCTCCTAGCCGACATGGGGGCCGACACCGGGCTGGTCCTCCCCCCAGGCTACGAGATGGACATCCTCTCGCCCTCGGGGGAAGTGTGGCGGGGCCGGGAGGCGGCCATCGCCTGGGCGGACCGGGCCATCGCCGTGGCCGTCTTGGGCCAGAACCTCACCACCGAGGTCCAGGGGGGCTCCTACGCCGCCGCCCAGGTGCACCACATGGTGCGCCAGGACCTTCTGGAAGCGGACGCCGAGGCCCTGGCCACCTCTTTGCGGGAGGGGGTCATCCGTTGGTGGGCCGAGTACAACTGGGGTTCGGCCCGCCTCACTCCCTGGCCCAAGTGGGACACCACGCCCCCCGAGGACCGCCGGGTGGAGGCCGAGACCCTGGCCAAACTGGCCCAGGCCCTTCAGGGGCTTACCCAGGCCGGGGCGCCGGTGGACCTCCGGGCCATTTTGGAGGCCTACGGGGTCCCAGTGGTCCAGGAGGCTCCCACCCAGACTGTGCGCCTGGCCTCCGGGGACCGGGTGGCCCTTTCCAGCGGCTTTGTCCAGGGCCAGCTCTACGCCGACCGGGTGGCGGACGAGGCCATCGGGGCGGTCGTACCCCTCCTGCGCAAGCGGCTGGAGGCCGTCCTCCGGGCCGTGGAGGAGGCCGGGGACTACGAGGCCCTACGTCGGCGGCTCGTAGACCTCGTTCCTGAGGCCGATCCAACCGAGCTGGCAGGTTTGATGGAAGCCGCCCTTCTCCTCTCAGAGTTAGCGGGGCGGTACGCGGTGATTCGCGATGTGGCGGGTCAGCGCTGACCCTACCAAGCCGGAAGAGGCCATCGCCTGGTTCCGGGCCCGGGTGCCCCTCACGCGGGAGGAGTGGGATGCCCTCACCGCCAAGGTCCGCCGCAAGGCCTTCACGGTGAGCGGGGTGGCCCTCTTGGACGTGGTGGCCGAGGTTTGGGAGTCCCTGACCCGGGCGCTGGAGGAGGGCACCCCTTACCGCGAGTGGGCTAACAGCATCCGGGATCGGCTGGAGGCGGCCTGGGGCAGGCGGGACGGCCACCGCTTGGAGATTATCTTCCGCACCAACGTCCAGATGGCCTACCAGTCGGGGCGCTGGGCCCAGCTCCAGGACCCCGAGGTGCAGAAGACGCACCCCTACCTCATGTACGATGCCGTGCTGGACAGCCGCACCACGGAGATATGCCGGGCGCGGAACGGCACCGTCCTGCCCGCCGATGACCCGTGGTGGGCCAGCAACTGGCCCCCCCTGCACTTCAACTGTAGGAGCGGCGTGCGGCCGATCACCGAGGCGGAGGCCAGCCGGCGGGGCATAAGGAGACCTCCTCCCATCCCGCCCCAAAACGGGTTTGGCTCGGCTTCCGAATCCTGGGAGTGGAGCCCCGAGCCCGAGGACTACCCCCTGGAACTTCTCGCTGCCTTCAAGGGCCGCCCCTACGGAGACCCGGAGCGGATTAGGCGGAGCTACCTGGCCCTGGTGCAAAAGGCGCAGAAGGCGCTGGAAGAGTTGAAGAAAGAGTATGACCAGCTGAACCAGCTGATTGAGGCGGGACAGATACCCATCAAGGAAGCCATTACACGAAAACTGGCGATCCTGGAGCGCATGGACCAATGGAAGCAAGCCGGGGTATGGGGGCGCAGGCTCTTTTACCGGCGAGACGCCATTACAGGACCCGGTATTGAGGTGGAGATCGTCTCGCCAGAGCTCGGGCGTGTTCGGGAGAAGATTGAGAAGGTGGCGCGGGAGTTCTACCTGGTGACCGGCCAGGCTGGGAAAGTCCGGTTTGCCGTAACGGAGCAGAGACGGAGCTTCTACAGGGACTCTGAAGGCGCCGTGTACATCTCGAATCAAATCCTTGACCGCGCCGCTTTATTTGAGGCCACCGTGGCCCACGAGATGGGGCATTGGCTGGAGGACCGCGCCGAGCTCATAGAGCGCACCAGGGCCTACCTGCTTCACCGAAGTGGGGGGCGACCTCCGGTAGATCTAGGGGATGTGATGGGGCCAGAATATCGTGGAGAGATGGCGTACCTGGGAGCGCCGCCCTTCGTCACGCCCTACGCCGGGAAGTTCTACACGCAACAGGGCACCATCGTCGCCACAGAGCTGGTGTCCGTGGGGATGGAGCACCTACTCACGGACACCCTCAGTTTTGCTGAGAGTGACCCGGACCACTTCCGCAAGGTGCTGGAATGGACTGGAGGGAACCCATGACCTACGAGCCCGGATACGCCTACGTGGACTACCACGGCGTGGTCTTCCGCGTGAGTTACGATGACGGGAAAGTGGAGCTCTTGGCCCTTCCACCGGAGGAGAAGGGGGATGAGGAGTGGTGGAGGGCCCATCTGGAAAAGGCGCTTGACCTTGTGTGCAGGGTTGGTTGCGACGTTCATTCTTGGTATGGGGCCAATCTTGCCAGGGGCTTTGTCAAATGGTTTGGCGGCAAGCTCCTCTACTCCAGTCCCACTCCCGAGCAGGCAGAGTGGGCGCGAGAGATGGCCGAAAGGGGGGCGGTCTTCTAGGGGCTTGCATTAGGCTCCGCTTTGTGCTAAGCTACGGCTAGAATCGGCATACTCTAGACCTCCGGGTCCACCCCGGGGGATTTTTCGTGCCGCCATGAGGGTACTGAGTGCGTTCACCACGGAGATTCCCGCGGGCATCCCGCGGGAGTTCCGCATCTTTCCCTTCGGAAAGGTGGAGACCACCAAGGGGACCTTCCTCTTCACGCCCGAGGACGCCCAACGCGTTCTCCAGGCCTGGCGGGACTGGGGGAACCGCCTCTCCATTGACTACGAGCACCAGGCCCTGGAGCCCGTGGCCAACGGCCCCACCCCGGCCGCGGGGTGGTTTGACCTGGAGGTCCGCCCGGACGGCCTGTGGGCGGTCAACGTGGAGTGGACGCCTCGGGCCATGGAGCTCCTGCGGAACCGGGAGTACCGCTACTTCTCCCCCGCCTTCCGGGTGGAAGACGGCCACATCGTGGAGCTCATCAACATCGCCCTCACCAACCTGCCCGCCACCAAGCGCCTGCAGCCCCTGGTGGCCAAGGCGGTGCCCTTCCGGGCAGGCAAGGTGGTGGACGGCTCTTGGGACGCGGACGCCGCCATCGCCCGGGTGCGGCGGTGGGCCTCCCGGGACGGGTCCGGGGAGAAGGAGACCATTGACTGGGAGAAGTACCGCCAGGCCTTCGCCTGGTATGATGCTAACGACCCCGAAAACTTCGGGTCTTATAAACTCCCCCACCACGACGTGCGGGACGGGGAACTGGTGGTCCACAAGCGGGGAGTGATCGCCGCCGCCGCGGTCCTGCAAGGGGCCAGGGGTGGCGTGGACATCCCCGATTCGGACGTGGCCGCGGTCCGGCGGCACATCGCCCAGCACTACCACCAATGGGGCGAAAAAGCCCCGTGGGAAAGGGAAGAGGAGGCGAAAATGACGCGAGTTCTGACGGCGCTAGGTGTAGAGGACGAGGTGGCCGCCCTCGAGGCCATCGCCCGGCTCAGGGCGGGGCTGGCCGAGGTGGTGGCCCTCACCGGCAAGGAGGACCCCCAGGAGGCCCTGGGCGTGGTCCGGGCCTGGAGAGAGGCTGCCCGCCAGGTGGAGGCCCTCACCGCCCGGGTTCGGGAGCTGGAAGCCGAGCGGGAGGCCCGGGAGCGGGAGGAGCTGATCCGCCAGGGCAAGGAAGCGGGAAAGCTGACCCCTGCCCTGGAGCGGTGGGCCAGGGAGGTGGACCTGAAGGTCCTCAAGGGCTTTCTGGAGGCCGCTCCTCGCATCGTGGGAGACGGAGTTCGGGAGCCACCGCACGAGCTTTCCTTGGAGGAGTGGAGCAGGCTCTCCTATAAGGAGAAGGAGCGCATCTACCGGGAAAACCCTGACCTTTACCGGCGCATGCAGGCGCTGACGAGGAGGAAGTGAGATGCCGGTGACGACCGTTAACGATCTGATCATCCCCGAGATTCTGGCGGACGCCATTCAGGCGGCCTGGCCCAACCGGATCGCCCTAGAGGGCACCCCGGCGGTGGTGGAGTCCCCCACCCTGCCTGGCGGGGCGCGGGGCGGGACCAAGATCAAGGTCCCCTACTTTGAAATCATCGGGGAGCTAGACGATGTGGACGAGGACGAGGAGCTGCCGCCTGTCAAGCTGACCATGACTTCTGAGGAGGCTACCGTCCAACGGGCGGGCAAAAGGCTGCCCATTTCCGTCCTGGCGGAAATATCTGCCCGCTACGCGGACCCCTACGCTGAGATTAGCCGCCAGTTTATGGACGCCGTTAAGAGGCGGTTTGACGCCGCACTCATCGCCGCCGCGAACGCATCAGGAGCCGGGCAAACCACGGTGGATAGGAGCAGCGAGACCATCACCTACGACGCCATCGTGGACGCCCTGAGCGCATTTGGGGACGCGCAGGTGGACATAGCCGCTGTGGTGGTTCACTCTAAGGTCCTGGCGGACCTCCGTAAACTGAAGGACCTCGGGGGCCTCCCTATCTTTGTTGATGCCCAGCAGGGCGGTCTGCCCAAAGTTTTGGGCTTGCCCATCATCAACTCTGACCGAGTCCCCGTCATCACCGGCACCCCCACCAAGTACGTGACGCTGTTCGTCCTGCGGGGTGCCCTCGCCCTCTGGTACAACGGGGAGCCCACGATTGAGAGGAGCAGGGTTCCGGAGCGGGACCGGGACGAGCTCGTCATCAACACCTACTTCGTGGCCCACCGCTACAAGAGGCTGCCCCAGCACGACAAACCTCCGGTGGTTCGCCTCATCACCCAGTAAACCTATAGGCCATGGGACGCAGGCGCAGTTACATCGGGGTTTTGGCAAGGCAGGCGGAGGAGACGCAGGACCAGCAACCCGCCCCCGCCACCCCTTTGCCCCCGGGGTTCCCCGGCGCGTCGGCTCTCTTGGCCGCGGGGTACACCACGCTGGAGAGCCTCCGCGGCCTCAGCGAGGCCGAGCTCATCGCCATCAAGGGGATTGGGCCCAAGCTAGCCAAGCAGATTCTGCAGGCCCTGGAGGCTGAATGACCTATGCTACCCGGGACGACCTCTTCCGCCTGGGGCTGCCCGAGGGGGCCCTCAGGGGCGTCTCGCCGTCCACGATAGAGGAGGCGCTGGAAGCCGCCTCCCGGCTGGCCGACTCCTACCTCCGGGTTCGCTACGCCCTGCCCCTCTCCTCCTGGGACGAGGCCCTGACCCGGGCGGTGGCCGCCATCGCCGCCTACGACCTCATGGCGGTCCGGGGCTACGACCCGGCCCGGGGGGCGGACGAGGTGCTGCGGCTCCGCTACGAGGACGCCATCCGCTGGTTGGAGCGGGTGGCCGCCGGGGCGGTGAGCCCGGAGGTAGAGGACTCCACCCCTGACGTGCGCGAGGGGGCGTTCTCCGCCGTGACCAGCCCCAGGAGGTGGCCGTGAGCGCTTCCCTCACCGGGGACTTCGCCGCTCTTGGGCGGCTCATCCGCGCCGCCCGCCACCTGGCCACACCCCAGGGCCGGGCCGGTGTGGTAAAGGCGGCGGCCTGGGGGGCCCTGAGCGCCCTGGAAGAGCGCTTCGCCACCGCCACCGACCCCAAGGGGCGCCCCTGGAAGCCCTCCTTCCGCGCCCAGCTGGAGGGTGGGCAGACCCTCTCGGACACCGGGCGGCTCCGCCGCAGCTTCAGCGTGCGGGCCACCGGCCCCTGGGGGTTCACCGTGGGCACCAACGTCCGCTACGCCGCCCCCCATCAGTTCGGGGCCACCATCGTTCCAAGGCGGGCCCGCTACCTCCGCTTCCGCCTGGCCGGGGGGCGGGGGAGGCGGAAGGGCGGCAAGGGCCGGTGGGTAACGGCCGCCCGGGTGGACCTCCCCGCCCGCCCCTTCTTCCCCGAGGGGAACGACCTGGACCGCTACGCCCCCCACATGGCCGAGGCCATTCAGGCCTACCTGAGGAGGACCTTGGGATGATCCGCAACTTCTACGCCGCCCTCAAAGCCGCCCTGCCCGCCATCCCCTTCTACCTGGGGGCGGACGCCCTGGGCGAGCGGGCCGCCCCGCCCCGGCTGGTCCTGGTGCCCACGGACGAGGGTTTCGCCCCCGCCAGCGCCATCACCGCTCCCCAGGTCCCGGCCAGCGTGGCCACCCGGCTGGCGGGGCTTCAGCTCTGGCTTTGGGGCGAGGGGTACGAGGAGGTGGAAGGGATGCTGGCCGAGGTCATCACCGCCCTTCGCCGGACGTTCGGCCCCGGGGTGGTGGAGCTGGAGCGGGGCAGGTGGGAGGAGGGTGGGGTCATCTCCCGAGGGGTAGCCTACGTGCTGGACCTACGGACGCGTATGCCCGTGGTGGAGGCGCGTACCTACGTGACGCTTGAGGCCATCGCCCAGAGGTGCGGTGGTCTAGGAGGGTGATATGCCGAAGGAAAAGGAGACGCAAACGCAAGGTCAAGAGGATGTTCACCGTCCCTACGAGGAGTGGGCGGCCGAGAAGGGCACTCCTACTTGGCTCCTCGCCGCCGCCCGCGCCAAAGCGGGGTGGGCGCTGGGGCAGGAGGTGACGGAGAAGGAGTACGACCGGGCGGTTGAGGCCGCCCTCAAGGAGGTGATCCGCTGATGCCGCTTCCCGGTGTGAGCATTAACGTGCAGGACGGGAACCTGGGCGTCCTCCCCGCCCTGGGGGAGGGGGTCCACGCCAAGATCGGCGTGGCCCACCAGGGGCCCACAAACGAGGTCCTGGCCATCACGTCCACCAAGCAGGCCAAGGAGGTCTTTGGGGGCGGCCCTCTACCCGAGGCCATCGCCGTGGCCATCGCCCAGGGGGCCGGGCTGGTCTACGCCGTCCGGGCCAACGCCAGCGTGGCCGGCACCATCGGCACGGTGCAGAAGACGGGCACGGGCACGGGCAACCTTTCCGTTACCGGTAGCCCCAACGACGCCTACGAGGTGGTGGTCAAGATCACCCGGGCGGGAAACCGGGGTACCGCCGCCTTCACCTACTCTCTGGACGGGGGCGACACCTACTCCCCGGAGATCGCCGTCCCCTCCGGCGGCACTTACGCCCTCCCGGGCACCGGCCTTTCCCTCACCTTCACGGACGGGGCCAGCGGCACCAGTTTTGAGGTGGGGGACACCTACACCGTTACCACCACCGCCCCCGCCTACTCCCTCGCCGACCTAAACGCCGCCATAGACGCGCTCTTCTCCCAGGCCCAGCTGCGCTACCAGTTCGTCCACGTGGTGGGGGCGGCCACCCCCACCGTGGCCGCCGCTGTGGACGCCCGCATGGGAGAGGCCGCCCAGGCCCACCGCTACATCTGGGCCATGCTGGAAGCCCAAGACCAGGACGACAACACCCTGCGCACCGCTTGGGCGGGCTTTGCCAGCGTCCGGGTGGGCGTGGGGGCGGGCTACGCCGAGGTGGCGAGCCCCCTCACGGGCCGCATCCACCGCAGGCCCATTACCTGGCTCTGGGCCGGGCGCCGGGCGGCCAGGCCCGCCCAGGAGGATGTAGGCCGAGTAGCCTCCGGCCCCCTGGTGGGCGTGGCGCGGCTGCACCGGGACGAGTACGTGACCCCTGGGCTGGACGAGGCCCGCTTCACCACCGCCCGCACCTACCCCGCCTACGCCGGGTACTTCCTCACCCAGGGGCGCATCATGGCCCCCCCGGGCTCGGACTTTGAGCTGGACCAGTACAGGTCCGTGATGGACTTGGCCTGCACCGTGGCGTACCAGGCCGGGCTCAGGTTCGTGAACGAGTCCATCTTGGTAGACGTTGCGACTGGCGGCATTGCAGATCGGGACGCCAAACGGATTGAGGCCTACATCCGGGGCATGCTGGCCACGGCCTTGAAAGGGAAGGTTTCTGAAGTGGATGGCGTTCCAGCGGTGCGGGTCACGGTGGACCGCACCGAGAACATCCTCTCCAGCCGCCGCCTCCCGGTGGAGATCGCCATCGTGCCCCTCGGGTACGCCAAGTACATCAGCGTGACCATTGGCTTTGAGAACCCCGCCCTGGTGGTGCGGTGAGGAGGTGAGTCATGCAGCTGAACCCAAAGCGGGTCTACGACTTCCAGGCCGTGGAGCTGGTCATTGACGGGGAGACCATCCCCGTGGACGCCGAGGTGGAGTACGCCGTCCCGGAGCTCCAGGAGGAGTACCTCTACAAGCGGGGCAAGCCCGTGGCCCGCACCCCCGGCATGCAGGAGCCCGTGGAGGTCACCATCAGGTTGCCCGCCGACATCTGGCACCAGCTCCTGGACAAGTGGGGCAACGACTACCGGATGAAGGAGTTTGACATCCAGGTGATCTACGCCGATACCGACGGCGCGACCACCGTGGACCTCATCCGCCAGTTCCGCCCCACGTCCGAGAGCGTGAGCGTGTCCAAGGGGGCGGAGCCCGTGATGGTGGAGCTGAAGGGGAAAGCGCTGGACGTCTGGCCTCGGAGCAAGAACCCCCTGGCTAGGTGAACATGGAGACCCTAGAGCGTCTAGAGGGCGAGGAGCTGTACGTGGCTAAGGGCTCCTGGGGTGAGGCCAAGTTCCGGCCCCCCCAGGAGCCCGAGTTCCGCCGGTTCGTGGCCACCAGCGCCCGGGACGGGGCGGACCTGTACGCCGCCCAGAAGGCCCTGGTCATGGACTGCCTGGTGGAGCCGGACCGGAAGACCTTCTCCCAGATCGTGGCCAAGCGCCCTGGGCTGGTGGTCAAGATAGCCGCCGACCTGGTGGCTTTGGCCCAGGACGAGGAGGCCCGATTTCTGGAACGAATCGGCTGAAAGGGCCGCGGAGATTCTGAAGCGGAGGGACCTGGTGGCGGCGGCGAGGGCGCTTTGGGCCTACGCCCGGGGCTATTGGGACCAGGAGGCGGGGGCCGGGGCCATCCTGACCGCCGCCCACTACCTGAGCACCATCCCCAGCGATGAATAACGCCCTGGAGTGGATTTTCCGGGTCAAGGCCCAGGTGGCCGGCATCCGGGCCGCCGTGGCAGATTTGACCCGGGTGCAGAGGTCCCTGGAAGGGGTCAAGGCGGCCAGCGCCAGGACGACCCTGCCCCGGCTGTATTTGACCGGGGTGGGGTCGGTGCTGGCGGGCCTCTCCGCTGTTGAGGGGGGCTACCGCAGGCTGGCCGGGACGGCGGGCTGGGCCGTCCGCCAGATCACCTCCCTCCCCGGCTTCTTGACGGCGGGGGCGGTGGGTCTCGGGGCCAAGATGGTGCTGGACGCCGTGACCTTCCGCCAAAACACTGAGGTGGCCCTCAAAACCATCCTGGGCTCTCGCGAGGCTGCCAGTCAAGCTCTTGAAGAGGTCATGAGGTTCGCCTCCCGTACCCCATTCACCACGCAGCAGGTGATGGATGCGTATACGCGTTTAGTTGTCTCTCAGTTCAAGCCAGAGGAGGTTCCTGTCCTTCTAAAAGCCATTGGTGACCTGTCGGTCATGAAAGGTTTTTCTCAGCAGGCCGTGGATCAGATCATCACAGCATTTAGCCAGATCCGCTCTACAGGCCGGCTAATGAAGGAGGAGCTCAATCAGCTATCCCAGGTTGGGGCACCGCAAGCTAAAATCTACGAGCGCATCGGCGCCCACCTAGGCGTGACGGCCCAGCAAGCCCAAAAGCTTGTAGGAGCTGGGCGTGTGTCCCCCAACCTGGGCATCGTGGCCATCTTGGAAGCTATTCGGGACACGATATCCGGAGGGAGGCTGGGTAGGCTCACAGAGGAGTTCTCGGCCACCCTGACGGGGTTGTGGTCTACTTTGAGAAGCCGTTCTTTTGAGTTCCTCAAAGATGTTCAGGTCGGGTCGCTGGAAAACCTCCTCCGGAACCTCGTGGCCATCACCGACACCACGTCCAGCCTGGGCCAGCGGCTGAAGGCGGGGCTGGAGAGCGTCATCGGGGCTGGCGTGGAGGCCATATTCGGCCCCCTGGCCAGGGCCACGGACCCCAAGGCCCTAGAGCCCGCCCTCACCGCCTGGCTAGACCAGCTCAAGGGGTGGGCTAAGCAGTTGGGGCCTACCCTGCGCTCAGCCTGGGCGCAGGTGCAGGAGTTTGTGGCCGGGGTCCGGGACGCCTTCGCCATCATGCGGGAAGCCTGGGGCTATCTGCGCCCCGTTTTGGCTTTCGTAAGCGGCCTGGTGCGCCCCCTTGGGGACACCGAGGTCCAAGCGGCGGGGGCGGCCTCGGGCTTCACCCGCCTGGCCGGGGCGGCCTTGGGACTGGTGGCGGCCTGGAAGCTCCTCAACGTTCTGACCCTGGGGCTACCCAGCGCCCTTTTGCGGCTGAGCGCAGCGCTCCTGCGAGTAGGGGCCGTGCGCCTGCTTCCTGGGCTCCGCCCCGTTTTGGTTCAAGCGTGGGGCGCGTTAAGGGCTTTTCTCCCTCGCGTCCTTACGGAAGTGGGGCAGTTCTTGCGGGTGGGGAGTGTGCGCCTGCTCCTTGGACTTCGCCTCGCTCTGACTCAGACGTGGAGTATTTTGAGGGCTTTTCTTCCTCGCATCCTCGTGGGGTTAGGGCGGCTCCTCGTGGGGCTGGGGCCGTGGGGATGGCTGGTCAGCGGGGCCATCGCAGCGGGCTACCTCATCGTCAAAAACTGGGACCGCATTCAGGGGTGGTTCAAGGGGATGTGGGCCTCTGTGGCCGGGTGGGCGAGGGCCACCTGGGACGGCGTGGTCCAGGCGGCCGGTGGGGCCTGGGCTAAGGTTGTGGGTTGGTTCTCCGCCCTGGTGGATAGGGCCCGCTCCACCTGGCAGGGCGTTTTGGCCGCGGCCAAGGGGGCTTGGCGGGAACTGCGGGACGCGGTGGGCGGGGTCATCGGCTCCATCGTGGACTGGTTCCGGGGGCTTCCGGGTCGCATCGTGGGGGCTCTAAGGGGGCTGGGGAGCCAGCTGGTGGAGGCCATCAAGACGGAGGTGGCCCGGGTGCCCGGCGGCGAGCTCGTCCTCCGGGCCCTCACCGGCGTCACCGCTGGGGTCCGGCGGGTGTGGGAGGCCGGGGCCACGGTGGCCGGGGCCCTGGCCCAAGGGGCGAAGGACGTGCTCCAGGTGCGCTCCCCCTCCAGGCTCTTTGCCTACTACGGGCGGATGGCCATGGCGGGCCTGGCTCTGGGGGCTACCGCTATGGTCCCGGCGGTAGCCCGGGTCATGGAGGCCTCCATGCAGAGGGCGGTACCCGAAGTGGTGGCCCCCACGGTAGCCCCCCGGGTAGAAGTCCCCACGGTAACTCTCCAGGTAGAGGCTCCCACGGTAGCTCCCCGGGTAAAAGTCCCCCCCCTAGCCCCCCGGGTGGAAACTCCCGTTGTGGCACCTGAAGTGGCGACTCTCGTGGTGGCCCCCAAAATGGAGGTCCCCACGGTAGCTACCAAAGTTGAGACTCCCGTAGTAGCGCCCAAAGTGGTGGCCCCCGAAGTCGCCGCCCCCACAGCGGTTCCGCAAGTGAGGACTTTCGCCCCACTCAACCCTATGGCATCGGCCAAACCTCCCGCCATCCGGGTGGTCACCGCTCTTCCCCGCATAACCCCTCCCACGCCCGCCCTCCCGCCCATCCGGATGGAGGGGCCCACTCTTCGCGCCCCCCCAGCCAGGACGGAGAGGAACGTGGTCGTGAACATTACCGTAGACGGGGCTCGAGACCCCAGGGTTGTGGCCCGGGAGGTCGTGGAGGCCCTGGACGAGTGGGCCGCCGGGCGCATCGTGGTGCGGGGCCTGGAGCTCCTAGCAACGGAGGACGGCCATGCATGACGAGATCGTCATCGTGGGCCAGGGGCGCTGGCGCATCGCTCCTGACCCTCGGGCGGACATCGTGGGGGAGTGCCGGGTGACGGTGCGGGGTGGAGGCCTACGAGAGTCTACGGTGGAAGTGCCCGGCCAGGACGGCGTCAAAATGACCCGCCTGGGCTACGCTCCCGCCGAGGTGACGGTGGAGGTGCGGGTGACTGATTTTCGCCAGCTGAATCGGCTGCGCCAGTTTGCCGAACACTACCGGCATCGGCCGGGAGCGCATACACACGACCCCGTGCAGATAGTCCATCCCGCTACTCACCGTTGGGGCATATCCGAGGTTTATCTGACCGACATAGAGGAAGCTCCCCTCTCCTGGAAGGATGGCTACCGGCTCACCCTCACGTTCCGCGAGTGGTGGCCGGAAACGAAGAGAACTACCAAGAAGGCCAAAGCCCAAAAGGACGGCGGCTCCTCTGGAGAAGGGGGTCTTCTGGGGGAAAATGTGAGCATCTTGAGCGTAGATCGCCCTTCCCAGTCCCCGCCCAGACCCTAACCGACAACCGACCATGCCCGCGTTCACCCTAAACGACAGTCCCATCGCCTCGGGGTACCTAAGCCTACCCCTCCGGGGTAGGCCGGTGGGGGACTTTCTGGTGGCCGAGCCATGGGACGAGCGCCAGCTCCAAGAGGGCGCAGCTATCCTGCGCATGGAGCTAGACGACCAGGTGGTCACCTGGAAGGGCACCGTGCGGCTTTACCCTCATCCCGAGAACTGGACAATGGCGCGATTTGTGGGCGGGGCGGATGGGCTAAATAGGCTCCTCAAACCCCGCTACTACCAGGGTATCCCCTACCGCACCGTGCTAACGGACGCCGTTCGCGAGGCCGGAGAAACGCCGGGGCGGATAGACCTGGGCGGTGTGGCCACCAGATACACCCGGCGGGCCATGACGTTGGCGGACCTCTTGACGCTCCTAGTCCCGGACGGGATGGTGTGGCGGATCAATGACCGGGGTGAGCTGGACGTGGTTACCCCCACCTGGGAATCGTCGGGGCCAGCCTACGCCGTGGAAGGGATTGCCCACGGGGCCTGGGAGGTGGTTATGGACCTTACCCTGCGCCCCGGCACCACGCTGGAGCTCTACCTGGGCGGGGCCAAGAGCCGGGCCCGGGTAGAGCGGGTAGTGCACCGCATAGACCCCAAACGGCTCGTGACGGAGGTGTGGCGTGCGTGAGCGGGCTAAGAAGGCCCTGCGCCTGCTAACCCGGCCAGAGGAGCTGGACTACACCCTCCTCTACCCCAGCACCGTGCTGAGGGACCACGGGGACATGCACCTGGACCTCAGGCCGGACCACGCCGCCCTGCCCGATCTGGTGCGAGTGCCGCTTCGGGTCTTCCTCCCCGGAGCCTATGTGAAGGTGCGGCCCGGGAGCCGGGTACTCCTCGGTTTTGAGGAAGCCTCCCCCACCCGCCCCGTGGCCTATCTGTGGGAAGCCGGAGCCGTGGTGGTAGTGGAGATGGGCACGGCGGGCGGGAGGCGGGTGCGGCTGGACGACGAGGCGTCTATGACCCTGATTCGGGACCCCGTTTTGGTGCAGATAGAAGCTCCCGTAATACGGGTCACCGGAATCATCGTATCGGGCTAGGGGTTTTATGACCGACTTCGGCACCGACCTAACCGCGCTACCTGAGCTGAGGTTTCAGCTCAAGAACGGCTTAACCAACCTGGGGGAAGCCCTGGCGCGGCGGCTCCTGACGCCCAGGGGGGCCCTTTTCTACGACCCCACCTACGGCTGGGACCTGCGCCGGTATTTGAACGAGGTCCTGGACGAGGCCACCGAGTACGAGATGAGGGTCCTGGTAGAGCAGGAGCTGGAAAAAGACCCCAGGGTCTACCGGGCCACGGTGGAAGCGGTGGCGAAGGACCTCAAGCGCATCTACCTGGATGTGCTGGTGGAAACAGCCCAGGGTCCCTTCCGCTTGACCGTAGCCGTGTCCGACGTGAGCGTGGAGGTGCTGCGTGCCCAGCCTGCGTGACGTCCTCACCCCAAAGAGCCGGGACGCCATCCTGCAGGAGCTCATAGACCTCCTGCGGGAGAAGGGCTTCCCCATCACCGACTGGCATTCCGGCGGGGTGGGACGGACCCTTTTGGAGGTGGACGCCGCCGCCCTGGAGGACCTCTACGCCCTGGTGTCGGCCATCGCCGCCGGAGGGTATCTGGCCACCGCTCAGGGCCCCTGGTTGGACCTCCTGGTGGAGAGCGCCTACGGCCTGCAGCGGCATCCCGCCACCTTCGCTCGGGGCCGGGCGGTCCTCACCGCCGCGTCCGGGTTTGGGCCCTACACGCTGGAGCCCGGTGACCTCTGGCTGGGCACACCGGACGGCCTGCGCTACCACAACACCACCGGGGGGGTCCTGCCCATGGGGGGCATCCTGGAAGTGGAGGTCCAGGCCGAATCCCCGGGGGCCCGGTACAACGTGCCCGCGGGGGCCATCACCGTCCTCCACACGCCCCTACCCGGGGTCAGCGTCACCAACCCCCCCGACTGGCTCCTGGAGGCGGCCCGGGACGAGGAGACGGACGAGGAGCTGAGAAGGCGGGCTCGCCTGCGCTGGGCCAGTCTGGGCACCGGGGCTACAAGGGCGGCCTACGAGTTTTGGGCGTTAAACGCCCATCCCGGCGTTACCAAGGTCAGGGTGTTGGATGACCACCCCAGGGGGCAGGGGACGGTGGACGTGGTGATCTGGGGGGAGGGTGGCATAGGCGCCGACGTGGTAGACGTCGTGGACGCCTACATCCAGGAGCGGCGCCCTTTGACGGCGAACGTGTTGGTCTATTCGGCCACCCCCAGGACCGTGGACGTGGAGGCCACGGTCTACGTGCGGGCGGGTTACCTCTCCCAGGCTCAGGCCGCCGCGGCGGAGGAGCTGGCCGCGCTTCAGCGGGCCACGCCCATCGGGGGCATCCTCTACCGCTCGGCTCTCATAGAAGCGCTGTTCGCCCGGCCCTACGTGGTCAACGTGGTCCTGGCCCAACCGACAGGTGACGTGCCCCTGGGGACGGTGGAAGCCCTGGTCCTGGTCCCGTCCCTCACCTGGGAGGAGGTATGACCTACCGCGAGTGGCAGCGGCGGCTGGCCCCGCCCTGGCTCCAGGAAGGGGCGGGAGGGCGCTTCCTGGAGGGCTTGGGCGAGGCCAAGGACGGTTTGGCGGAACACGCGCGCCAAGCCGTCCTGGCCCGCATGATCCAGCGGGCCCCCGAGGACGCCCTTGTCCTTATCGGCGAGGAGCGTTCTCTGCCGAGGTTTCCCGGCGAACTCACGGAAGCTTACCGGGCCCGACTGCTGGCAGCGTGGGAGTTTTGGCGGCGGGCGGGAACCCTCCCAGGGCTCGTGTACTGGCTTCGGGTGTTGGGGTACGAGCCTTTCGTGGTGGAGTGGTACCGTTATGATTCCTCCATTTGGGCCGAGTTCTCCCTCTACCTCTGGCCCTACCGCCCGGAGTTCACCACGGACCGCTGGGACGACGGGGTGGGGGCGTGGGACGATGGCACCACGTGGGATTACACCATCGCCGGCGTAGAGCTTCGGCGCGTCCCGGAACTGGTCAGGGAGGTGAAGCCCGCCCACGCCAAAGTCCGATCCATCTACTACATCCCGGGGCCCCGGGACGTCTGGGACGACGGAGCGGTCTGGGACGATGGAGGAACGTGGAACCCGGAGCCGTTGCAGGTATATCCATAGGAGGTGACGCATGCCGAAGAGCTTGACGCCAGAGGACCGCTGGGAAACGGATTTTCAAGTACCTCTTCCGGGTGAGCCCCGGAACATTGGGCCGCTGGAAACCCTTTTCCAGCGTCTCCTAAACCGCACCGAGCGGCTCAAGTCGCGAATCGCGGCTATCCTGGGCCTGCCTTGGGACGCCGAACCACCAGACACCCTGGCCGGGCTCGCGGGACGGGTGAGCGCCCTGGAAGGGGGCAGCGCTAACCTCTCCACCCACCGCAACGCTCCGGTACTGGACCACCCCGATGGCAGCGTCACGGAGCCAAAAATCGCTAATGGAGCGGTCACCACGGTAAAACTGGCCAACGGGGCGGTCACGGCGGAAAAACTGGCGCCCGGAGCATCCATTTACGACCTGGCCATTTTCTACCCCGGCCCCCCTGGCCCTGGGACTCTCGTTGCCGCCCTCGTGGTACCCCGTGACCTTTCCCTCCAGGGGGGTTCAGTGGCGGTGGGGACGGCGCCAGTGGCGAACTGGACCGCCACCATCTACAACGGAGGTACGGCCATCGGCACAGTGTCCGTCCCCGCCGGGCAGACCACCGGCACGGTTTCGCTCAATAACACACCCACTTCTCTGAGCGCTGGGAATCTGCTCCGCATCGTGGCCCCTTCCACGGCGGACACGGCGATCCGGGACATATCCATATCTTTGCGGGGGGTGGTGTAGATGCCCTGTCTGGTGATAATCGTCGGTAGCCGGAGACCGCCGAACACCTGGTATTCGTCGCGGCCAGGGCTCGGGGACCCTAGCTTCAAGCCTGCCCCCATGCTCACCGCGCGCTACGCGCTAGCGGCGGCTTCTCTAGGGGCAGGTTTGGTGGGAGTGTTTGGGGGAGCCAATGAACTAAATACAAACGAGGTTTACAACTATTTTACCAACACCTGGGCCACGCGGGCCAACATGCCCACCGGTCGCCGCTACCTAGCCGCGGCTCCACTAGGACCAGGTCTAGCGGGGGCGTTTGGGGGAGTTATAGCCCTGGGAACTCATACAGGCGTTAATGAGGTTTACAACCATGACACCAACACCTGGGCCGCACGGGCCAATATGCCTACCCCTAGAGGCGACTTAGCCGCCGCTGTCCTTGGTCCAGGTCTAGTAGGGACGTTTGGGGGAGGGGCGACGGGAAGTGAACGGCGCAATGAAATCTACGACTACAACACCAACACCTGGACCCGGAAAGCCGACATGCCCACAGGTCGTGCCCACCCAGCCGCGGCCCCCCTGGGACCAGGCTTAGCGGGGGTGTTTGGAGGAGGTGCCGGGATAAACACTAATGAGGTCTACGACCACAGCACCAACACCTGGGCCACACGGGCCAATATGCCTACCGCTCGTGGCGGAGCGGGGGCGGCTCCTCTCGGCCCGGGCCTAGCAGGGGTGTTCGGAGGGATCTACATCACGACGGACAACCTAACGGCAAATGAGGTGTACGATCACAACACCAACACCTGGGCCACCCGGGCTAGTATGCCCACCGGCCGTAGCTGGCTGGCCGCAGCAGAGTTGGCAGAAGGTGTAGCCGGCACATGGGGAGGATCTACGACAAGTGGAACTAACAACGTCAACGAAATATACTCATTCTAGAGGGAGGGAGCGATGGAAAAGACCAGGGCAATGGTGCGGATGAACCAGCAGCTCCAGGCCGCGGGGCTTCCCCCCACAGCAGATACCCGCCCCTCGGTGTACTTGGCGCAGGTGATGGAAGAGAGGACATGGGAGGATTTTTGGGCCACTAGGGTACAGGAAGCCCGCCAGTCCATCCAGGCCTACGTGTGGCAGGGGGAGATTCTGCCCACGGGGCGGCCCGCCCCCGATGAGGCCGTACCAGGGGCCAGCTACCTTATAATCACTCCTAACGGGGCAGTCATTTTCCAGTACGGGGACTCTCCCTACGCTCCGGAGACCCCCGGGCAGGCCCCCGGCACTCTAACCCAGGACAACGTGGAAGAGGCTATGGAGGCCCACGCGCAGGCCCTGGCCGAGGAGTTGGCCCTGGAGGAGCTGGCCCAAGCGTATGTGGCCTGGGTAGCGGAGCAGGTCCTCTGACTCCCACCGGGTCCGCGTGTGGGGTTCTGGCTAGGGACATACCCTGGCCGGGAACTCATGAGTAACAGAAGAAAGACGGTAAGAGGGGGTAGGAAATGCGCAGAATTCTGGTGACGGCAGCGGCTCTGGTCTCTGGGATGGCCCTGGCCCAGGACGTGAGCATCCCCACGAACGTGGCCGAGTGGTTTACTTCCCAGGTTTCATTGGCGGCGGTGGTGGCTGCTCTGGTGGCCCTCGTCCGGAAACACCTGTGGAAGAGCCTGGACGGGCCGGCGGTGGTGGGAACGAGCGTGGCGCTGGGGGTAGTCCTCGCCTACCTGGGCCACCGCCTGGGGTACTTGGGGTCGGACTGGTCCACCTTCGGTATGGTGGCCGGGCTCCTAGCGTCCGGCGGCGTGGATGCCCTCCGGGGCATCGTAAAGGGGGGTGGTAGCGGTGCGCCTGGCGGTGCTGGCGGCGCTCCTTCTGACGCTGACCGCGTCCGCCTCCGCTAATGGCCGCGCGGCGTGCCGGATGGTCTACGGCCCCCCGCTCTGGGGTGTGTGCTACGCCGAGCAGGTCATCTGGTCTGCGGGTCCGCTGGAGGTGGCTCTGGGGGTGGGGGGTCGTACCTGGCCGGAGGGGGCGGTGAGCGCCTACACCCTCCTCGGGCTGTACATGCTCGGGTGGTGGGCCACGATAGAGGTGGGACGAGGTCTAGGCTCGTGGCGCTGGGCCGTCGGGGCCGGGGTGAGGTGGTAGATGGAAACGGAGCGGATTTACCAGCGGCTGGAGTCCCTGGAGCGCACCCAGGAGCGCCACGCCGCTCTTTTGCAGGAACTCCAGCGGCGCATGGACGGAGTGGAGGAGATGAGGGACGACCTGCGGCGGGTGGAGCAGGCTCTGACCCGGCTGGAGGGGCGGCTGGAGGCCATCCTGGGTCGGATGCAAACCTGGCAGGCTCTGGTGTGGGCGCTTCTCATCATGCTCGTGAGCGGTGTGGTAGCCGCTGGGTTTGAGCTGTTTAGGCGGTGAGCTATGCGCATCGTTCATCCACTAGGGCGGGCCGATGTAGCCCGCGTAGACGCTCGGTTTCTGGACCCAAGCTACCCCGTTTGGCGGCGACAGGCTGGGCTGAGCCCGGATGAGCATCCTGGGGTGGATTACAACATCCGCGGCACCTCGGGGGACCAGGACTTGGGCTGGCCCGTTGTGGCCATCACGCTGGGGCGGGTAGTGCACGCCCGGTTCCACAGGGTGTGGGGCCATGTCGTTCTGGTAGAGCACCCGGCGTGGCTAGCTCAGAAGCTCGGGTACCCAGGTCTCTGGACGCAGTACGCCCACCTCCACCAGGTATGCGTGCGGGAGGGGGACTGGGTGTGGCCGGGGGAACCTGTGGGGTCTATCGGGAAGGGAGACCCGGCCCGGCCATTTGCGGCCCATTTGCATTTTGAGGTCCGGGTCCGCGGCCCCCAGGACCTTCCCCCTGACGCGTGGCCCCGGACCCGAACGGCCATCCTGGCCGCCGGCTACCTGGACCCCGAGGTGTTCCTCAGCCGCGCCATAAGCCCCACCCGGCGCTATGAGTTCCCCCGTGGCGTAGTCCACTTTGACGGGCAGAAAGTGGGGCCGCTAATAATCGACCTGGAAGACCCCACCAAACCCCAGGTCCGGGCAGTGTAGCAGGACTGTAGCAGGTCATCCTTCAACCCGAACCCAGACCCCCGAAAACGTGCCTTCAGATGCCGGTTTATACCAGATGGTGCGCTGGAGTTCACATGGATCGCACTCAGGAGGTCACGGGTTCGAGTCCCGTCGGCTCCACCAAAAGCCCCCCGCCCTAGGGCGGGGGGTGGCCGTTACGCCGTTACGGGCCCAGAAGCCACTCCACGAAGGCGTTGACCACGTCGTTTTCCCCCAGGGCCTCGGGGTTTTCCAGGACGTGCTCGTAGAAGGCCCGGACCAGATCGGGGCTTGGGTTTTTGAGGATCTCCTGGACGCTTTTCCCCTGGTAAGGCCCCTTGGAGAGGGGTGCCGTGAGGGAGGAAGAGGTGGCCAGGGGGGCGGCCTCCTTCAGGGCCTCCAGGGTCCTC